CGGCGGCGATCAGTTTGGCGTTAGCCTCAACATTTCCTCCAATGCCATCTTGCGCATAGACAACTACCTCCCAGCAGCCCGCAACGATGGCCGGACCGGTTTTAGTTTGTAATACCCCCCACGGCCCGGGCGTGTGCTTCTGTGTTTTGGTTTTCATTTCATCTCCCGTTGGCTACTCTCTCGTCGGTATCTTGTCCCCGACATAAACTAGTATAACAGATAGATCATGTTTTGTCAACTGTTATTTTTTGTCTCCGTAACAGGTATTTTACCGTCGGAGACTAAAATAATCTCAGACGGTAATTCGCTTGTTACGATGGATACTTTACATATAGCTTAACGGATACTTAACGGATCCATCCGACGATACTGGTATTGGATTGTTACATATAGCGTAATGGCATCTACGCTGAGGTACATCTATTGGTAATGGTTGGATATGGTAATGGGTGGGTTGATTCGTCCTGGGGCATCCTGGAGCGATTTAGAGGTATGCCGTGCGCGTGTTGGCTGGACATTGGTAGACCGTAGCATTTGACTTAATCATAACGCGCAATTGTGTATGCTTCCTGAGTTCGCGCGCCCGCGCGCGCGTACGAGGGAAGCTTGGACTATAAAATGCGCGAGGGTGCCGGCAATCCACTAGCTTGCTTGTTTCACTGTGCCCCCGATCTCATCTTGTGGGGCAGGTGGCCTGGGGCCAGTGGTCCTCGTCGGACCATTCCCCCAGTGGGGGTGGTAGTTTTTGGGGCAGTCACCATACCAGGGCATTATAGAGGACTATCTATCTAAAAGTAAGTAATAGAGGATCGCGCCGGCGCGCGGGCGCGAATGTCTTTTTTGTGTCCACCATGGCCACCCCCTATCTCGCTTTAAGCCCTGTGTCTTATAGCGCGCTATTATTTATACGCGCGGAACACCGCGAATCTCATATATATACGCTCCAACTTTGTAACTTTGTAACTGTAACCACAAACATAGATACCCCCCCTCTTTGTCTCGCGTACGTATCTATCGTATAATTTGGTTACAAAGTTACATTATTATTATTCATTATTAAATTATTATTATTATTATTATATTATCTTGATGTAACGAAGTTGTAACTTTTTTGTAACCGAGTGTAACCCGGTTACACTTTTTTACGAATAGATGGCTTTATTTGCAGGAATCCCGATGGCCTTGGAAACCGACCCCCCAAACCGGATGGCCTTTTCTGTAACCGAGGCTCCAGGAATCCTGCTTAAAATCGTTCTCCAGCTAACGATACCTCGCTTTTGGAGGCGATCTTGTAACCAGGGATGCCTATTTGCTATATATATGTAGTCAGAATCAACCCTGATGCCAACCCTTAAGAGCGCCTTGTTACAAGCGTCAGCAAGGGACGGATTATCGCCTTTAGCGTACTCATTTATCATTTCACCTATAGATAGTTCCTTTATCTCTGTGGTTGATTTAACTTGGCAGGTTTGTTGTAAGATAAGTTGAAGGCATACAGATTCCTGAGTTTCTTCATTGATCCGTTTTTGCTCACTCCAGGAGTGTTGTTTCATCCATTCAAGGGCGGCATCGTATGATATAAGTCCATTAGAATGTAGGGAATAGGCTCCGGCTAATAGCATCCCTATTTGATCCGCCATCCTAGCGGAACCGAATACTTGCAATCCAGCCCTAGCGAATTGCTTGAAGTTCTCCAGGATAGTTGGAATCATGAATATGGTTCTAGCATGAAATTTTTGTATCCATTCCTTGGATAATGTGGCGGCGACTAATCCTTTAAGTTTAAGAAAGCGTTCGTTATCGTTATCAATAACCATTGGAAGCACGGATATCCTATTTTCATCCGCTGATTTAGCGATACTAACGTCAATGGAGCTAAAGGCAAAGCATGATCTGACGCAATACTTGCGGGCCGTCCCGCCGGCTCCGCCCTTGATAATAGACGCTCCGCCTTCACTGGAGGATTGGCGGGCTAGCTCTATGATGCGTTGGATACGGAATATGGAGCCAGGATCATCCCCCTCTGCCTCGTCAAACAACACCGGCAAAGCGTCATTACCAAGGGTTTGCCTTATGCCGGCTTCGGTGACGCCGGATTGAACAAATAGTCGCATATCGCCCAATAGCGGGCGCAAGACGTTCTCTAGGGACCAGCTCTTGCCCGACCCAGTAGGCCCCGTCAACCAAATATGTGGGCGCCAGGGGAGAGCTCCGCAGATAGGGGCTACTGTAAGCCATCCAGAAAACAAATGTATATCAATGTCTTTTTCAAATGGCAGTAACTTACAAATATCAAGTATTTTTTTAGATTCATCTACTGACAATTTTTCATCCGTGTTTATATCCAGGGTTCGTCCGGCTGGATATATGCAGCCATTTTCAACTACCATTCCGACTTGTTTTCTTTCGCCATTAACAATCAATCTATCACCGCAATTTATAATTATGAACATGCCTTCCAGCCATGCCCCTAATCCTCGAATACGCGATACATCAAAGACCCCGCGCTCAGTACATTTAGCCATCATCTCGGAGATGGCTTTTTGCCATGAGACGCGATCTTTTTCAGGTTGTCCGTATTTTTCTTTCCAGAAAGAAGGCGCAGCCAGGGAGCATAAATAATTTGGCACGTGGTTGCCCGGCGAAAGTTCTAAAACCTGCTTAGTGTTTAAGTTGAAATAGTAATAAATGTGATCGCCATGCCCTAGGCACTTAAACGGGAAATCCTTCCCACCAAACCCTTTCTCCCTAGCCGAAGTTATCATCTCAGTAACTTCAGTTAAAGTATCTTCTTCGGTGTGTCCATTAAGTCTATTGCCCTTTACCGCAAACCATATTTCATCATCCGTCCAGCCGTCATGGACGTATCTCGCAACGATCTTAAGCATCATGTCATGCCAGGAACCTTGTTTTAAATTACTTACCGCCTTAGCAACGTCCAATTTTTTCTTAGGAGCTTTCTTGGAAAGCAAATCAACAGCCCATTGCGGAAGTGGCGATAGATCAACATCCTTAGGGCCTAATGATTCTGCCCAAGCGTAGCGATTGCCGGAGGCGTGTAGAGAGGGAGGCGCGATAACGTAGCCCTTGGGCGCGCTTTTAACGTCCACTCCTGGCAGGATGGCTCCACTATGCCCGCCAATATTACCGGAAAAGTAGTAGTGCCAGCCACCGCCGCCGGTTTTTACCGTCGGCGTCGGCGGCAGATGCTTGTCCTTTATAGATTCAAGCCCGCCGTTCTTGGGGTCAATATCGAGGACTATGCCGTTGAAGGCGCAGCCGATATCAGCATCTGGCCACCCGTCCCACCACTTCTGGATTTGTTCCTCAGAACACGTCGCGTCTTTTAAGCCATGCTCAGTAAGAGGCTCTTTACCTTTGCATGGGAAAATGGGCCAGCCCTTTTTGGCATACGCCAATGCCCACACCTTCATGTTCACGGATTTAGTCTCCATTGTCATTTTTCCTTACCTTTTCATTGAACCAAAAAACCTGGACCTCGCATTCATAGCAAGCCAGTATGCCGTATATCCTTGATAGATACGTATTTGTGTTCCCGCACAGGGAGCAACTAGTCACTATAAATCCTTCCTATATAATTTCCCATTGCATTCAAGTAGGTACTTATTCGCGCATGGTTGGTTGCAAATTTTATCGAAGCACTTATCGCATACACTATCCTCGTTAGAGCATCCATATCGAGGGCAACAGTATCTCTTACGGCATTGAGCGCATCGGTGGGAGTGCTTTTCGTACTCCATCAATCCGAGATCGCGAGGCTTGGCAGGCATGGCTATCTCCTAAAAATTGACCCCGCGAAGCTCCAGGTAAGGGAGGATATCGCGGGGCGTTCTGCGCTTAAGGGCGCATATCTGGTTGCTTCTACCTGGAGCATGTCGCGTATTTTACCAAATAGAATGAGAAAGTCAAGAAATTTTTATGGTAGTTTTCTCATGCACGAATCTTTAGCCATTGACATGGCGGCAAATATTCAATCGGGATATTTACCGCCCCAAGCCTATTGACAAAAAAATTTTAAGTGCTATAGTACGGTATGCGATGCCAGATTCGCCAACGAACGATAAACTCAACCGAGCTATCGGTGTCCTACGGGAATTGGATCGAGACGGCGCAACCTGCATCGTAAAGATTGTTTACAATAACGGCGGGGTAACTGGATTGAATATAGATCGCAAGATCATATAGGGAAGAATTTGCGAGCCTAGCGTAAGCTAGAACGACGCTAAACCCAAGAGCCTTGGTCCTAATAGGACCGGGGCTCTTGTTTTTTTAGAACGGAGGAAAAATGTTGAAACAAATTTTCAAAGCGGTGATCGGGTTGGCCGCATACATGGCAGTGATCTCCGTATTTTCATTTATCGGCCACGCGGACACCGGGCATCTTAAGGCCAACAGGAAAGCGGTCGGGGGGCAAATTAACACCGCCGCTATAACCGGGTCCTCAACGGCAGGGACCAACTTCTTCACGGCCATAAGCACTCGTCCAGACGGGTTTGCTTTCAATAATACAAGCACAACGGTTTGGATTGGCTCAGTAACGGCTGCAGCCACAGCCGGAACGGTTCACAATAACATCTCAAGGGGGCTGCCGGTTCTGTCCTCGGCGACGTTTACTCTTGATGGATCGCTAACCACTAATCTTGCTTTTACCTGCGAGGCCACCATATCAACATGTGAAATGCGCGTTTTGGAAGGTATTACTCCATGAACGCAATTATTAAGTATTTAACACTACTGTCAGCTTTCACATATTTAACGGCGACCCTGGGTTTTTGCCTTCAGATGCGATCTGATTTGGTTCGTCCCTCAATTAGCGTCGGCGGCACTGAGATAACGAGTACTGGCAACATAGAACTTGTCGGCGGATCAACCGTAGCTGCCAATGGTTCCATCACGATATCGACATCTGCCACGGCTGCTGAGGCTTCGCTCCAGGATAGGATACTTTTCGACAGCACAAGTCTTAAAATATGCAGAAACACGAGCCCTATGTTGGAGTTCTATCGAGCAAACGGAACTCAATCCTCAACTATAGATTCCGCTGGAGGGACATTAAGTATTTTATCAAAAGAAGCTTCAAGCATTATTATCATAGACAATCCCGGCCAATCGCAAGCAATCAGAATTGACGCGACGGGGCACCTTGGTCTTAACAACACAACCATCCAGGCTGCGGTACATGCGGCTGGAGTTGCAGGCGATAGCTATGTTGTCCAAGTGTCTAGTAATGACGGAACTGATCTTTTTACTGTCAATCATGAGGGGGGCACTGGTATATACAGTAGGACGGTGGCTCAAATTGGACTTATAACTCCTAGAGCCGTAGGTGAGATGTTCTATTGTTCAAACTGCACGGCACTTAGAATGTGCATATCGACTGGAACTGTGGTGGGGTCTTTTGCTTCGCCTGTTGCGGCGACAACGGTCTGTAATTAACATGATCCAACGTATTCTTGAAATAGGATTAGGGATTGGGATACTTGCCTTAGCCGCCTACATGCACAATTCAGAGCTAAAGCCGTTGCCTCTTGACATTGAGGAAAATTGCGCATATCAGGCTTTCGCCAGGGCTTCAATACAGGTTCCACCAACGAAAGATGGATATGATCGGCATTCAAAATTAATCGGCTTCTATAATAAGGAGATCGAAAAATGCCAGAAATTGACTCCGTGAGCGCGGGCCTACTTGTCTTTGTCTTATTTTCCGTGGCGATGCTTTTTTCAGGCTGCGTTTCGGCCAGGAAGTATGATCGCTTGAGCGATGCGTGCAGTAAGCTTTCACGTAACTGCACTGAACTTATAGAGATCAATGAGGACCTGGAAAAACAGGTGTCCCATTGCGAGGCCGGGATAGGCGGACATGAGCTATGAGCGAATATTACACCATGGCCCCAAAAGAATACGTTGATTTCTGTGAAAATGTTCTTGGCATTGAGCGCGTTAAGACAATGACTGTCGGAGAAATAGTCGAAGAAATGAGGAAGGCAGGCAAATCCATACGGCGGATTGATTGCAATGAGCCTGAAGAAGCATATTCGGCCGTTATGGAAGATGGATTTAATTTAGACACAAGGGCCAAAAGCAATGAGGGGATTTAGCGGTGAAGATGAAAAAAGGCAAGACGCCTATGTTGAAGCAAGATTACAGGGAGTCCCTAAGCCTGAAGCCGGCGCACTTGCCGGCTATCCCCCAGCCAGCATATCAAGGCTTGAAACGCCTGGTACGCCGACTTATAGCAAAATCCAAAAAGCCCTCGAATCTCAAGGCATTAATGAGGATTTTTTGGCGAGTGAGTACCGTAGAGGTATGGCCGAAGCCGCTTCGCCGCAAGGCCGGGTCGGGGATTACACGGCGCACTCCAAATATTTGTTGCAACTGTCTTACTTGATGGGCTATGGAAGAAAAGACCCCACCGTTGCCGTCCAGATCAACAACCCCGGAAATACCATCAATCAAGAACATGACCCTGAGCGAACTAGAATCGCTCTCGAAGAAGCTACAGCTATATTGCGAGTTCTCCAAGCAGAGATTGAGTCTCGAAAGCCTGCCGGGGTTCCTTCAGGAGGCCCTGAAGTTACCGATGTATCCGCACATGCTGGAGTGGTGCCGCCTGGTGATGGAACACGACAAGTTACTAGTGGAGGCGGCGCGTGACCATTTTAAAAGCTCTTTTTTCTCGTTTACATACCCGCTTTATTTGGTTCAAAAAATCAAGCCCCCGAAAGAGCCTGTGGGGATTGCCCTTTTCTCATATTCAGAAGATCAATCATCGCACAATCTCAAAAGAATACGCGAGACGATCGAAACGAATCTATACCTTAAATGGCTCAAGCCTAAGCAGAAATATAAGGTATGGGATTCTAGGACTCTTGATCTTTCCAATAGCTGTTGGATCGAATCTTATGGCTTCGGTTCTACCTTTCGTGGCCGACACCCTAAGTATATTATCGTTGACGATCCATGCAAGGATCACGGGACAATGAGCATAGAACAGCAGATTCAATTTTTCAGCGGCGTCCTTGTGCCGGCGCTCAAGAGCAAGGGGCAGGGGCAGATGATCGTTACTGGAAACCCTGTTGACAAGATAGACTTCCTTGAATGGCTTGAAAAAAACAAGGCGTTTGAGAAAAGATTTTATCCAGTAATGGATGAGCGAGGAAGGCCGTTAGCAGAAGATCATTACGATATTCAGGCGATAGAAGATAAAAAGTCAATGATTCCAGCTCATATCTTCGCCAGGGAGTACATGCTTAAAAGAGTATCTAGTGAGGACTCAAGATTTAAAGAAGAATGGATTCAATACTATGATGCCGGCGAGATACAGGGAAAGACGCTCTATAAGGTAATGACGATTGATCCGGCCTTAAAGCCCGGCGGTGACGCGCTAGGGTGCGTTGTTAGCGGCATGGACGCTTACGGTAACGTGTATATCCTAGACCGGATGGGCTGGCGCGGTGATTTAAAACAGGGGATAAGCAAATTGGTTGACTTAATGATCGAGCATAGGCCAGATTACATAGGCGTTGAGACTTTCGCTTTCCAGAAGATGTATCAGGTGTGGCTTGAAGAAGAAATCCTGGCCAGGGACATTTACTTCGCGGTCAATGAGCTTGGCCGTGATTCAAAGAAATCTAAATCCGCTAGGATCGAGTCATTGCAACCAAAGTTGGCTCAAAGGAAAATGTTCTTTCGGCCCGAACACAAGCCATTAGTGGACCAGCTTCTATTATGGGACCCGCTATCAGAACATAACGACGATGACGAAATAGACGCACTAGCCTACTCCGTTCCATTATGGACTACACCACATGACGATAAACCGGCGGAGCCGGAGGGGCCTAAGGCTGGGACGTTTATGGCAGAGCTAGAGGAAATGCGGAGTGCGTCTGACAAAGGTTATTTAAGCAAGCTGTTTCAGGACTTTACGGCATAATATGGCTAGGGCAAAGAAAACAGATAACATAGACAAGGTAACCGGGGAAGTTTGGGATGCCATGGTGGACCATCTTCAAAAAACAGATGATGGGCATTCTCATGACGGGATAGATTCCAGGGTTGTTGCTATATCTAGCAATCTTGTCAGCCACAGCATTGGCGGAAATACCAGCGGAACCCTTGCGCTTATAAGCTCTGGCATTCTTCTTTTGGCTGGTGGTAATAACATAACTCTAAGCCAGGCCGCCAATACGATTACGCTATCCGCCGCCAGCCAAACAATACAGACTCAAAATAGATTTAACTTGACGTTAAGCGGAAACACGAGTGGCATATTAGCGGAAATTTCTTCAGGCACGCTGACATTGGCCGGTGGGAATAATATTACCCTTTCTCAAGCCGGCAATATAATCACAATCTCCGGCCCAACCACAGTTGCCCAATCCGTTGAAAGCCAATCTATCGGAATGTCGAATATTGGCAATACTGTTGGAACTACCGGGATGGCTAGTGGTGGGCAGGTCCAGTTTGTTTTTGCTGGCGGCAACAACATCACGCTAAGTCAATCCCTTAATGGAGCCTCTGGAACGATATCAATTTCAGCTTTTAATCAAACAGCCCCCGTTGTATCCAATGCCATCCAGAGTGTCGGTTCTGCCACAAACTCCGGGACTAATACAAGTAGATTCGCGGCTGACGATCATGCGCACGCAGGGGTGCCTGTTGCCGGTATCAGTGGAGGCAATACCTTAGGGGACACTGGCTCTCGTTATGGCTCAGTTTTATTCGCCGGAGGCAATAACATTACATTGTCCGGTGCTACTGCTGCCGGCGGCCAAACCATAACCATCTCAGCTTTTAATCAAAGCGTGCAGGCCATTGGTACGCAAACGCTCGGTATGAGCAATCTTGGCAATACATCTGGAACCACAGGTACGGCCACTGGAACAGGAGTTCAGTTCTTGTTCGCAGGAGGCAATAACATAACTCTGAGCCAGTCAATCAACGGGGCCTCCGGGACAATAACGATATCTGCGGCCAATGAAACGCAGACAGTCCCCCCAATAGGCACAGCCGTAAAAGAGGTTGCTTCTGCTGGTTCCACTGGTACGATTACCCGCTTTGCGCCAGAGGATCACGCGCACAGAGGCTTGAACCTAATACAGATTACCGGCAACACATCAAACACTTCAAACATCGTTTACGGCTCTGTTTATCTTGCCGGTGGGAACAACATAACGCTGTCTCAGGTTTCAGGCGCAGGTGTCGCAACCATAACCATAAGCGCAGGCGCAGGTGGTGGTGCTGTTGTCTCAAACGCAATCCAAGAAGTTGCCAGTGCGACCAATTCTGGCACAAACACCAGCAGATTCGCAGCAGACGACCACGCGCATAGGGGCATAAACCTAGTCCAGATATCCGGCAATACATCAAATACGAGTAATGTAATTTACGGCTCCGTCTATCTAGCTGGTGGGAACAATATCACGCTGTCACAGGTTTCGGGAGCCGGTGCCGCAACAATAACCATAAGCGCAGCCAATGCAGGGGCCGGTGCAGCCCGGTCTTTTTTTCAATGGCCTGACGATGTTGCCAATTCATCCGCCTGGCAAGTATCTGGATCAACACGGTGGCTAGAGCCGGTCTATATCCCATACGACATATCAGTGAGCTACATTAGGATGCCAGTTACAATGTCTTGCGTTGGAAGTATGGCGAGTGTGGCTACTGCGGCGAATGCAACAAGGGGTATGACTCTTTCAAGCACTTTCCATTACGGATTTTATACGCACAATGTCGGAGCAAGCTCTAAAAGCCTAATCTCTTATGCCACAAGCTCTGGTTCTTGGGTTCAACAAGCCAGAGTAAGTGCCGGAGCAGTTGGTTCTAACTGGACAACCGGGCATACTATCTCATTCCCTAGAGAGGGCGGAAACACTGATTTTACTAGTTCAGCGGCGGCGACTGTAACGAACATAACCATGCAGTCATCTCAACTTTCTGATTTCACTAATCTCAGATTCCTAGACCTTCCATTTGCCACATCTTTATCCGCAGGTCCTTATTGGTTTATGTGGAATAGCTCAACATCAATCTCAACAAGTGGAACCGCGAATTACTCAACGCTGAGGATTTTAGCCAGCAACTTTGTCATTACTCAGCCAAGCCAAGCAATAAACATGTTGGGTTCGGCAACCAATTCTTCCAATCAATTTAGGCAGGGCCTTGGAAGTTGGACCACAAATGCCATCGGGACTACGGCCTCTATAGCTCTTTCTGGAATCTCAACAAGCGCGTCTAATCCAATCGTCCATTTCCAAATGATAAGGCAAGCATGAAACATAAAGATAATTTCGCCTTATTTCAGGGACTTCATAACGCCAGCATTGAGGCGGCTAGACAAAGGATATCCAAGGGCCAGACCTATAAGGACCTTTCAACAGTGGTTATCATCCCGACTCGCGGCATGGTCCATATGAAGGTTCTAATGTCCTGGCGCGGCCTTATCCAACCCATGAACCAAAAGGTTTTCTGGCTTCCTGTTATTGGGATGGAGGTTGGAGAAGCGTATAACTGGGCCGTTGAGCAAGTCTTAGCCAATCCTGAGCTTTCCAAGTGGAAATACATCCTGACGCTTGAGGAAGATAACATGCCTCCTCCTGACGGACTGATGAGACTCTATGAGGGCATTGAAAAGTTCGATGTTGTAGGTGGGCTTTACTGGACGAAGGGGGTGGAGGGTCAACCAATGATTTATGGCAATCCTGGCGTAATGCCAAAAAATTTCATACCGCAAATGCCGACCCAAGATGCTCTCCAAGAAGCCAATGGTCTTGGAATGGGATTTAATCTTTTCAAAATGTCTATGTTCAAAAAAATACAAAAGCCGTGGTTTAAGACGCTTCAACACTACGAACCAGGCGTTGGGACCAGAATGTACACGCAAGACCTGTATTTTTACGAGAACGCGGCTAAGAGTGGATTTAAATTCGCTTGCGATACAAGAGTTAAGGTCGGACACTTTGACGCGCAGAACGACATGATATGGTAAAGGAGAAAGAATGCCAGCAGTAGCCGAAAGACCGAAAAAGAAAACGGCGATAGAAACCATTAAGTTGGACATAGCTTGCGGTCAAACCAAGCAACCCGGATATGTCGGAATTGACATATCAAAAATTCCTGGGGTGGATATTGTACATGATCTTGAAAAAACTCCGTGGCCTATTAAAAACAACTCTGTCTCCGAGGCGTTCTGTTCGCACTTCATCGAGCATGTCAAAAACCTCCCGGCCTTTATGGACGAACTGCACAGAGTCCTGGTTGTTGGTGGGAAGGCCGCTATCGTTTGCCCTTACTACACATCAATGCGATGTTGGCAAGACCCATTTCATATTAGAGCCATCTCTGAGGCCACATTCCTTTATTTCAATAAAGACTGGAGAATTTCTCAAAAATTGGATCACTACCCAATCGCCTGTGATTTCGACTTTAGCTACGGTTACGCATTCTACCCAGAATGGGCCGCGAGGCATGAGGAAGCCCGAGCATTTGCGTTGAAGCACTATAACAATGTGGTGTCTGACATACATGTAACTTTGGTGAAAAAATAATGGGAACATACGATTCAAAGCCATTTGATAGGGACAAATTTAAGGCCCACCCATTTGAAACCAGGGAGAGGTATCAGGATAGGCGTCTTGGACAACATGGCCCAGATAATACAGACAGCTTAAAAGCCACGTCGGCAGAGTTCAATATAGACTCTCTTAATGATTACGAACTCATGATGTATTTAGATGAAATGTTTACGAAAATACAGGGACAAATAAAAGAAAGGCGCGGAAAACACGAACTAAGAATTAAAGGCGGTGTGGGGCCAAATGCCTAAGAAATCTAACATTGCTCCTGCCGAAATCCAGAAATGGATGGGAATGATTAAGCAGGCTGAAACCATCCGATCTGAGGCGGACAATAAGTACGGCTATACGCGGGCTATACAGATGTACCAAAACGATTTTGCATCGGCCATGCCGTCATTTATGACGGATGTGGATATTGTTCCAATTAACGAAGTGTACGCATTCACCAAGGCATTTATCCCCTCCGTGTATTCACGCGATCCATTCATTGCCGTCAATCCCAAAGGGTCGGACTCAATCGCCAGCGCCAAGATTATTGAGTTGGCTGTGAATGCCTACTGGCGCGACCTGCGGCTTAAGCGGGAGATCAAGCGGGCAATAATGGATTCCATCCTATGCGGCGACGGCTGGATTAAGACCGGGTACACGGCGGACATAGGCAAAGATGAATCCCAGGTCGAGAACAGCGAGTTTATAAAGAGCGAAGAAATCTTCGCCACAAGAATATCTTGGAAAAGCATGGTCAAGGACCCTGACGCCATTAATGGGATACATGACGCCAGGTGGGTCGCGCAAAACATAATTAAGCCACTTGACATAGTTCGCAAGTCCTCATTATATGAAAACACTAAAGACTTAACTCCGTCAATGATTACGTCATACAAGACTGATCCTCGTTATCCGTCTATGGCATATCGTCGTGATGAGGAATATATTTCTTTATGGGAGGTATGGGACATTGACAATCAAGAGCAGTTTACGATTGCCGACAACGGCAATAACTACCTTACAAAGAAAGATTGGCCCTATGACATGGAGGGATATCCTTATTGCATATTGCGTTTTAATGATAACCCTGATGAGCCGTATGTTCCTAATCTTATCGCTTCCTGGGAGCCTCAGCTTTGGGAAAAGATTAAAATTCGATCTATGCAACTGGATCATATTAAGAGGTTCGGTCGGCAGTTAGCTGCCGAAAAGGGCTCAATGGACCGGGCGGAGATGGACAAATTTATAAAGGGCAAGACCGGCTCTATTATTCAATACAAAGCCAAGATGGCTCCTCCGTCTCCTATACAGTATCCCCCGGTCCAATCCGATATGTACGCCGTCGAGAACAGGATAGACTTAGATAAGGACAATGTTTCCGGTCAGCCCAATGCCGTTAGATCGGCCCCGCAGCGTACGCAAAGCCGTACGCTTGGAGAGATTGATAGGCTTATTACGGCTTTCCAGGCCAGGCAGTCTGAGCCGCAGGCGGTTATCGAGGACTTCTCCGGGGAAGTGGCTTATAAGTTAATAGCCCTGATGAAGCAATTCTTGACTATGCCTAAATTCGTCAGGGCCACCAGAAAACAGGCCGGAGAGATTCAGGCAGCGCTAGTTGATCCAAATACTGGTGAAAGCCGATTTGATGGGACTGGATTTTCATTCACGAAAGAAGATATCCAGGGAGCCGAGTTTGAGATAGACGTTAGGGCCGGCAGCACCCTGCCACTTGATAAACAGAGCCGCATGGATTCTGTGGTTAGCCTACTAAAACTTGGCCCGACGCTTGGAATCCAACCTGGTGGTAGAGTATCTAGGACTCTAGGCAAAAGCCTATTGGCCGACTTTGAGATGAAAGAGGTTGAGAACGCATTTGACCAAGAGATGAAGGAATTAGAAGATCAGAAAATTCTTATGCGGGCTCAACAGCAGATGAACCTTGACGCGATGGGCCAAGAGGCCCAGGAAATCAGGGGCCAGATTGAGAGTTTTAAGGCGGGTCAATGACCTGTAATGGTTGTGGGAATCCGAATGCCCGGCGGATGAGGATTACAAAAGACTATCAATGTTGCGATGGCTGTGGCGGACTTGGGAATGTCAAGCATTCTGACGTGTATTTTAGGAACCCTTACTTTGACCCGAACCTAGCAGACCCAAAGAAGCCGGAGCAAAAAGATGGCGTTTGGGTGGAATCTAGGGAGCATAAGGCCAGAATTTTAAAAGAGCTTGGACTGAGGGAAGTCGGGGACAGACGGGGCGGGGCGATAAACTTTGACCCCGCCCTAGCGAGAGCGGCAAAGGAGCAAGGACATGGCCCGCGCTAAAGCAGAAGTAGTTGTAATAGAAGTGCCTGAACGTGTTGAGCGCCGCCGGCGAGTTGTTAAGAAGAAGAAACGACGTGCTTAAAGTTTGTGAACACATGGTTTGGAGCGATGAAGATATTTGCGAGCCGTGCCTTAAGCGTGATATTGCGAGCATGAAAGAAGCATTTTATAAGTTCAAAGAAATTTTAAGCAATATGACGCTTAATAAAGGAGGCGCAAAAGATAATGGCTGACACAATAACCCAGGATGGAGTAGCTGATCAAACCGCTGTAACCGCTGAGTCCGACGCGCATGGCGCTGTCGGAGGGGGCCAGGAACAGACGGCCATTGGCGAAACTGGAGGCGTTCAATCCGAGCAGGGGGACAACGCCAAATTAGGTCCTGATAACCTAGCGCCGGAGTTAGAGGCACAAAAGAAGGAACTTCTTAGGGATTACCACGAAAAGATGCAGTCAATCGCTTCTGAAAAGAAGCAAAGTCAAGGTGATCTTGAGAAGTTTAAGCAACACTCAGGGATGCTTGAAAAGCTAATGACGCAGGACTGGTTTAAAGAAGCGTATCAGCTAGAGAGGGAAAAGCGAGACGGCGGAGTGACTGAGGAAATAACTCCAGATACGCTTCAGACAATCACCAGCGACCCAAAAGCATTTCAGGAATATTTGGATAAGCGGGAAAAAAGGATCGAGCGTCTTGTTTCCGAGAGGCTAGGTCTAGTCCAAAAAGAAACCGCCAATATCAAGAGCGAGAGGGAATTTGAAACTTTAGCCACGAAGCATTCAGACTTGAGGGAATTGAATGATAAGGGAGCTTTAGCGAAATATCTTGATAAAGGCTATGAACTTGAGGATGCATATAGGCTGGCAAAAAATGATGTTGCTCCTAAGCAAACTGCCGCCAAACTTCAGGAAGAAGCCGCAAAACTCTTGGCAGCCAAACGCGCCGGGGCAGTTGATAAGACCGGCTCTGCCGGAATCAGGGGGAGTAAGGTTATCAAGATAAATCCTAAAAAAGTCAGCTTCGATCAACTCTTTGATTTAACTCACAATGAGTTGGCCTCTGGCAATCAGGATTTTGTCTTAGAGAAAGAATAACAGGAGGGGTAATATATGGCGTATAACACGCTACATACTAAAGGTCCCGCTAACGTTGATTCGCTTCTCGCTACTACGCGAGAAACGATTCTTCGGATGAAGGACTTCCTTCAAGATCAAATCTTTTTGAAGATTGGGCTCTTGAAGTTCTTACAGGAAAAAGCGCAATTGTCTAGCCAAGGTGGTAGCTCCATTTTGGTCCCGATAATGCAGGGGAAAAATAGCACCGTTGCTTCGTATTCTGGGGACGATGTGATCGACGTGACTGGACAGGAAGGCATGACGATGGCTGTTGGGCCCCTGGGAGTCTATGCCTAATTCTTTTTGCCAATGCGAGTGTGGTCAAGAAATTCCGGCCACTGATAATAGGGGACGCCCCAGGAAGTTTATAATGGGACACCAAAATTATGGAAAGCATTGGTCTATTGAGGAAAGGAGAAAGGTATCAGAGAGAATGAGAGGGGCAAATAATTGGAATTGGAATCCAGACAGAAAAATGGTCGGCAGGCTTGGCCAGGGTTTTTCTAAAAGCCAAAGAAAAAAGCTATTAGGAAAATTCTGTATTGAATGCGGGACTGAGTATAATCTAATCCTCGATCATAAGCTGCCAATTTTTGCTGGGGGAACCAATGATGATTCTAATGCTCAAACTCTCTGTGCTTCTTGCAATCAAATAAAAAGAACTTGGGAAATAAGCTTCTATGGAAAACTGGGTGAATTCAGAAAACGCCCCAATCCTAATTGGATGGGTAATTCTGAGCCAAACGAGGATGGAAACATTCTTGTAGGTGCGACGGCTAGTGGACGAGTCTATAAGCGACCGGCGACGAAATTGCTTGCGATAGAGTGTTTTTGCGATCAATGCAATGAGCGATATCTCGTTTCCGCATGGAGATTAAGGGGATACCGGACAAGACCTGCGCCTAAAAAACATTTTTGCTCAGATTCTTGCCGGCTATTATTCTTAAACCATAATCGTAAGACAGTAATTGCCACCAAGAGCGCCCGGCCCGAAAGGGATGATATAGCCTGGACTAACGGGAAACCGTTAGAAGCGGTGATAAAAAACTCCGCGATAACATGGCACGCAAGCCACATGGAGACAGTACGCCGGCACGATCACGATTACCGGCCAGGAGATTAGGCAAAACTCTGGGGAAAAGCTGATTGATATTACCAAAGCCAAAACTCAGCAGTTGCTTATGAGCATGAAAGACAAGATCAACATTGATCTTTTCGCTTCTTCACAGGGGGCGAAGGCAATTCATACTCTGCCTATCTTGGTTGACGCAACCAGCACGGTGATGGATATTAACTCCAGCGCTAATAGTTGGTGGCAGGCACAGGTTATCGCAAGTGGCTCCTTCGCCGCTCGCGGACTTGCGGATATGCGGAATGGTCGCGATCTGTCAATGCAGCAGGGACAATCAGCACAACCTGCCCCTGACTTTATTGTGACGACTCGACTTGTCTATGAGCTTTATGAGGCGAGTCAGGTTCCCGGTATCCGGTACTCTGACGTTGGGATGGCGAATGCCGGCTTTGAGGCTCTTAAATTCGGGCCTGCCGTCATTGACTTCGACCCCAACGTTGCAACAGGGGAGATGTATATGCTCCCGTCCGACTCGCTAAAGTTGGTTGTCCATTCAGACGCCAACCTGAGCATTGGAGAGTTTAAGGAGCCGACGGATCAGGATGTTCGCTCTGCAAAGTGCTTATGGATGGGTAACTTGGTTACAACGAACCGGAGGCGCTTGGTTAAATTAACCGGCATCACGGCTTAATAGGAGGAACGAAAAAATGGCATTCTCGAACATGCGTAACGTTTCTCTTGGCGGCGGTCTTGCTTTTGTTGTCGGCGACTTCACTAATACAGAAGGCGCGGCAGATCAGACTATCGCAATTGCAGCCGGGAGGGTCCTTTGGGTTCGGGTATCACCGCTAGCATCGGCAGAGCCGGTGGATTTTAGCGGAGCGCAGTATAGTGTGTCAATCAGCGGGGCCATCAACACCGTTACAGTGTACACGGAAGCACCAATTACGGCCGGTGCGTTTGTGGCGCTCGTGGATAATGGAGGGTAAATTATGCCTGTACTCGGAGTTTTTTCGCAAGGTAGCGCCGCAAAGCTGTATGTTCCAGTTACTAACGTTGAGGCAACGTCTTTAACGTTGGGGTATGCCGTTGCGCTGGCGATTGCCGGCAATTCCTTTGATGGGAATGCCGCAGTTCTGCCTGCTTCTGGCACCGCCGGTAATCTTCCTGGCTTCATTGGGGTGGCTAGGGCAGATATCGTGAGCAATGGAAGGGGATTGGTTCAGTGTTGGGGATTCGCCGCTAGCGTGTTCCTGTCCAGAACCAACACCTCCGTTACCATTAACCAGGGGAACCCCTTGGTTCCTGGGGCCGCCGCTGGCGGTCTTACGTCCATTGCTCCTACTTATGCCAATAGTGGCTTTAAGTATGTGTTGGCGAGCAATGTTCCAGTTACTACGTCGTTGGCGGTTGGGTCCGCCTATCTTTCGGGGCTCATTCGGGCTCTATAGGAGATAAGTGGCAACACTGGAACTGAAGTCTCTCAGCAGGGGGGGCCAAAAGCCCCTCCTGCTGGAGCTTTTCCGATGCCGCGATTGCGCCGCGTTGTTGACTGATAAAAGGATAAAGGCGGGAATGTGCCAGGGGCATATAGTAGGCGAGAGGGTGATACTTAAATGGCAAGAAAAACTTGCAATAGCGCTGGGCCTAATATCATAAAAAAGCCAGGAAGCCCGACAGTTAGTTGGGAGGGGTTCTTTGGGATAAATCCTGATAGTGAAGATGGAATGACAAGAGGTGGGGCTATGGTCGACGATGGATTTGTGTTTAAGGATTTTGAATAATGCCAAGGACAGTTAAGGTCGGTTTTTCAATACCCACTGAGGGGCATACTCCGCCGGAATCTCTGCAAAGTATACGCCTTATGTGCCATAGACACGGAAAGATAGAGATGGAATCGAAGCTAAAAAACATGGATGAGCAGTTTGAATTTTACGACATGACAGCCGGCAGGATGTTCACTCCAATGGCTCGTGAAAAAGCCGCCAATACAGCCTTAGATGGCGGCATGGACTACTTGTTCATGGTCGATGACGACATGCTGTGCCCCTTTGATTTATTTGAAAGGCTCTATCGCCATAAAGTTGACATTGTGGCACCACTTGCATTTACCAGGAATCCTCCGTATCTGGCCGTACTCTACAAGATAACTGAGGGGTGGGATGATATTAAGAAGCAACAGTATATCTTGAATGAGTGGATAAAAAATTGGCCCAAGGGCAAATTAGTTGAGTGCGATGCCGTCGGCTTTGGGGCCGTACTTATAAACATGAATGTGGTTAAGAAAATGGAAAGGCCGTTTTTTATGTGTTCATCCGGGACTGGCGAGGACATCTGGTTTTGCCACAGAGCGAAACGAGAGGCCGGCGCTAAGATTTTTATGGATACTGCGACAGAGCTTGGGCATATCGGAGCGCCCTTAATCATAGGCCAAGAGATGCACGATAAGGCCAATAATAGGGAAGAAATCGAGCGAATTTATGGACCATACTACAGATTTGGCGTGTATGATGTTAGCCACAATCCCATGGTTGAGAACGCTGACAAGATGGAGCCGGAGGTACTTGCTAGATGAAGCCATTGCTGGATGTGATTGTAGTCACATACGATAATGTCGAGATGCTAATGTCAGCCTTGCATGGATACAACCAATCTATCCAGGAGCCTTTAGCCAACTGCGTCCACTATTGGGTTGTAAACAACGGCAAAGCACCTCTTAAAAACTATATTGGCGGAGATCAGCTCGTAACTGTTTTGGAGCCAGGAGAGAACCTAGGATGGGAAGGCGGGCTTAAGTATGCACTAGAAAGGACGAAAGCCCCATTTGTCTTGTTTTCCAATGATGACATTCGTCCGCTACAGGGGGCAAATGACTGGATGTGGAAGATGCTTAACCTAATGAACGATCCGTCCGTTGGGGCCGTTGGTCCATCTTCCAACTATGTCATGGGCCCGCAGAATATATTCAATGACAGCATATTCCAGATTTTAGACGTTAAGTACCTCATAGGTTTTTGCATGTTGGTCCGTAGGGACGCCCTAGAGAAGGCCGGCGGGGTTGATACCACATTGCCTGGCGGCGACGACATTGACCTATCAATCCGCTTAAGAGACGCTGGATACAGGCTCCTTTGCAGAAGGGATTGCTTCGTATATCATCACGGATCGGTTACTGGCAATAGGTTGCAGGCAGGCTACTGGAACTCCGACACTATGCAAGAAAAAACGAACATGGCGCTCATAAGGAAGCACGGCATGTTTAAATTTTGGGAAACCCTCCTAGCAGGCTGGCAGACCGCCGAAAGGTATGATATGTGGTCCTACTCTAAAGACGATATTGAGGGAATGCTTTGCTCTAAATATGCCGAGGGAGACAAGGTTTTAGAGTTGGGCTGCGGCGGTCGTAAGACTGTACCGCATTCTATTGGCGTTGACATGGCAAAGAAGGGGGCTCAAATTCCGTTTGTATCAATGGAAAACGAAACTTGCATAGCAGATATCCAGGCCGACGTTTCAAGTCATCTGCCATTTGATGCCAATAGCCAGGACACTATCATAGCGAGGCACATATTGGAACATTGCCAGGACCCTTTAGGGACTATGGCCGAGTGGAACGCGGTTCTTAAGCCAGGCGGTAAATTGATTATCGCCGTTCCTGATCCAACGCTTAAGAATACTATCCTAATGAACCCGGAGCATATCATATCTTTCAGCCCATCGAGCCTAAATAACATGGCTGCTTGCTGCGGATTTAGGGCTTATGCTTCGCATGTTGACGTAAACCATGTCAGCTTTGTGTCCGTGTATGAGAAAGTTGGCGATCCTTATTTTCGCATAAATAAGGCAGAAAAGACGCAGCACCCGCTGGCGGCGGCGTATGGCGAGGTGGCTGCATGATGGAAGTACACATGGGAATTGAGGACTTAATAGCTCGGTTAGGCACGAATAAGGCCGAAGGGTCCTCTATGGCACCGGGAGTCCCATACCAAAATATCCCCGGTGTACCAATAATGGCACACCGAGAACATTCCGAAGTTCGGGCAGCGACCATAGCCGAGATGGTCCCGGTTTCAGGAAAAACGATCCTTGATCTTGGATGCAATGTTGGCACAATATCCGGCTATCTATCTTTGCTTGGAGCCGAAGTAACGGGGCTAGATCACGATGAACACTCAATAGCCGTGGCAAAGGAAGTACATGCCAAAAACGGCAACGCCAATTTTGACGTAGCAACGATAGACTTGGACCTTATAAAATCATTACCACATTTCGACATAATTGTATGGTTATCGCAGTTTAATTGGCTGGCAAAGCAGAGGGGTCTTGAGTATGCCCTTGAGTGCCTATGGGAGATTGGCAAGCATTGCGACACCCTCGTCTTTGAGACAGCCGGCAGGGGCGACGGCCAGGCGTCATTAGACTACAGCCAGGAGGAAATCCTTAATCTCCTGTGCAAAAACACAATTTTTAGAGATATCCAGGACCGGGGGCAATGGAACGATCTTTGGACACCGCGCAATGTTTTCGTGTGCCAGAGGCCACTAATCAAACATGAGGGCTTTTTCGCTGAGACGTATCCAGGCGAGATAGGCACGGTTCTAAAGGTATATAAGGAATGGGAGTACAGTAAACAGACGAAGGACAGGTATGCCATGTTCCTTAAGATATTATCCCCCTTTGGTGTTGTGCCTCAAATTAAGGCAGAAACGGCGGACACCATTTTAATGTCTTGGGAGGGGCCGCAGGCGCGGTTCCTGCCAGAGAGGGACCTGACGAAGATTCTTCATGTATTAAAGAAAGCCGATATTACGCATAGGGACATAACGCCAGAAAACCTTACGTTTAATGGTGAAGGCATAATGCTCCTTGACTTTTCTTTTGCCGTATTCCCCAACGAAGTTACCATGGTATCAAAAGACCTCGGCGGTAAGTACAAATGTCCACACGGATTTAATGATGAATATTCATTACGTAAAATTCAACAGGAGCTTCTTAGATGACACCTAGAATCGCGTTTTTATACGGAGACTTAAATACCGTCGGGCGCAATGATGGCGGGCCTTTGTACGCATGGCACAACGCCGCCAAGATTTTAGGCAATGAAAACGCGGTCCACGTGTTTCCGAAGTATGAGATTAACGGAAAGTTCGACTTATACTGGCTAACTGACTTCGGCGAAGATGCGCTGAACATGCAGGACTTTGACGTCCCGCATCCTTCAGTGTACTGGACATCCGACACGCACCTAGGCTATGACTATAGGCTCGCTAGAGCCAAGATGTGCGATTATGTCTTTTGCGCTCAAAGGAAGGCCGTAGAGGACTTTATTAGGGATGGAGTGCCTGCTGATAGATGTTTTTGGCTTCCGCACGCCTTTGATCCTTTGGCCTACAGTCCTGGTGTGTTTAATAATGAGAAGAATGATTGGGACAGGCAGGCGATTCCACTTAAAAAGTACGATGTTTGCTTTGTCGGTAACTTAAACGACGCTAATAGGGTCCAGCACCTAGATAGGCTATTTAAGGAATTTCCCAACTTTTATTGGTGTACTCGGCGCTTTCATGAGGCCGCTGAAATTTTCAACCAGTCCAAGATAGTGTTCAATGTCTCCGCCAGAAAGGAACTAAACATGCGACATTTTGAATCTCTAGGGACTGGTTCCTTTTTACTAACAGATAACATACAAGAAGATCAGAATGTGTTTAAGGAAGGTGTCCATTTCGTCGGTTATAACGACTTTGACGACATGGTGGCTAAGGCCAAACATTACCTTGCCGATGATGCCGCTAGGGAGAAGATCGCCGCCGCCGGCCACACCGAGGCTATGGACCATCATACCTATCTTCATCGAGTGCTATCAGTATTTCAGACCGTGGGCATACCGTTTGACGCTAATAAGGCCGAGTCTCTTTTGCTACGGCGGGAGGTCGCTTGTGTGTAGTCATTGCCTAGGATGCGCTGTAGATGATTGGAAAACGCTAGGCGAGGATTGGATGTTCATGTGTTCAAAAGGACACAAAATAAACAAAACGACGCTAAATAAAATGGAGGCTGTACTAAATGCAAACGACAGAAGTTGCGACAGAAAAGACGCTAAAGACGTGCCTTGTGACGCTCGTAAATCCTGGACTACCGGATTCGTGCATTAAGGTTTACCCTGCGGAACACGCGGCGGAAAAGATTTGGTTGAACACCGCGCCCGGACAGACTAGATGGAGGTTTGTCCAGAACTTCCTTAATAGGTTCGTGTCTAGGGACGAGGTTGTGCCTAAGCCAGTTTCCCTGTGTTCGCCGCCGGACTTCGCCACTAGGACCGTTTCTGACGATCAAATCCCGGTCGCCAAGCTTGAGGGGAATGCTGTTTTAAAGGCCCCGCCGGAGGAAGAAACAATCGTTACTCTAGCCCTAAAGAAGGATGCCGAAGAAAAGCTGGCTCCTGCGGAGAGAATGGCGAAGCTAGAGCAGGCCGTAGTTAGTTTGGCCGCGTCTGTAGCCGCTTTTGCTAGTAAGTTTAATGAAAAGGATGCCCCTGAGGAAGCTAAAAGGGGTCCTGGGCGTCCTAGGAAGGAGGACTAATCCATGAAAGGCGGCTATCAAAGAAGGACTACGGACGGGGTTGTAGGCATATCCGGACTGCCGGTGAGGCTGTACGGACTACAGATTCAAAGCGGGGCTACTGCGGGAGCTGTGGCTTGCCACAACGGAACCGATACTACTGGCGATAAATTACTTGACGTGGCGGGTGAGCCTAATCGCACGGTCAGTACAGCAAATATTCCGTCCGATGGGATATTCTTCCCTGGTGGATTGTATCTTGATGTTGATGCCAACGTAACGGCGGCGATCGCAAATTATGAGCAGGTCATAGCGAGGTAATGCCATGTCTACCATGTCCTTCCTTACGCTGCAAAATGAGATTGCCGCGCAAACAAGGTTGGATAATACGGAGTCGGCCAAAAATACGCTCATTAAGCGGTGGATAAATCAGGCGCAACAAGAGATATGGTCAAAATATGATTGGCCTTGGTCGCTTGAGAGGGAAATAGTCCAAACAGTTGTAGACAAAACAGCAGGCACTGTTTCCGTAACGGCTGGAGCTACAACGGCTACCGGAGCATCTACTGCCTTCGCATCAGCCGATGTTGGTAAATATATCCAGTTTAGCGGATCAAATGACTGGTACAGAATCACCGCCGTTGCTTCCTCAACGTCCCTTACAATAGAATCGGCTTATAATGCCACGTCCGATCTGTCGGCCGGTACGTATACCATACGTCAATTCTTCTACAGCGTAAGCTCAAGCGTTGAGAAGATATTGAGTATGCGTCAAATGCAGACGCCGGCTAAACTTGAGCTTATGAGCTTTAGGGACTTCGATGAGAAGAAGCCTAATGTTGACAACACAGGCAAATCCTTGCGGTATGTGTTATATGGGTACGACAGCTCAGACAACTGGAGATTTTCACTATATCCTAGCCCTGACGCGGCATTTAATCTTGAGGTTAGGTACAAGAAGAAATCAACTGACTTATCAGCAGATGCGGATGTGTCAGAGATACCTGAGAAATGGCACAGCACCGTCTTGTTGGACGGATCGTTATATAGGGGCTTTGCATATGTGGATGGGGTGCAAATGGGAAGGCATAACACAGCCTATACGCGATTTAAGGAAGGCATTCGTGAGATGATATCTGATGCCGACCCAGAGAGTGACTATCATCCAGTGATGCAGAATCGTGAGCGCCGATCAGGAGTAAGTGAGATCGTTAGATTCCCTGATGACTATGGCTCATAAAAACAATGATTTTACAGCTTTTACTGTTATTTTCAACAATAGGATACTGCCAGGACAGTAAAATCCATCCAGTCCAGGACTTCACTGGCGGGATGAATACCTGGCAGAATAGCCTGATTATAGGGGATAATGAGTCGCCGTTGGCTCAAAACGTTATCCTAGATAAGTCCTTTGGCGTTACGCGCAGGGAAGGCTACGAGAAGCGCAATGTTACAGCCATTGGGGATGGATCGAGCGACGTAAATGCGATGTATCAACTAGAACGCTCAAACGGAATAAAATACTGCGTCGCGTTTAGCTCAACCAACGGCTATGGCGGGACGGATGCCTGCCAGACATTCACGGCCTTTGTATCTACCCTAACAAGGAATAATGACGTAAATTGCGAGGCTATCCAAGATCGCCTGTATTGCGTCAATAATCAATACAATTTTTACTTTGACGGGACAAATGATTACGCCATTTCAGCCTTGCCGGCCAACGCCGACTTTATTAGGGTTCACCGGAATAGGTGTTTCGTTGGCGGAAACAGCACTAACCCCTCCAGGCTTTTCTATTCCGCCTTGAGTGACTGCACATCCTGGACAACATCAACGGACTACATAGACATTAGCCCGGAGGACGGCGACGTTCTTGTTGGTATAGGCAAACCAATTTTTGACATGCTACCTATTTATAAGAAGTTCTCCACCTGGGTTCTTAAGGGAACTGGGCCGTCCACGTTTGTTCTGCTCAACATCTCCAAGGAAACGGGCGCCAAGAACCATCGAGCCATAGCGAACTACAAGAGCAAGCAGTATTTTGATTCATTGGGGCCGAATGGTGGCAAGCCAGGCATTTATTCCTTCAATGGCATCATTATAGAGGAAGCGAGTCTGAAACTCAGGAATGAGATAGATCAACTTGATACGTTTAGGGCGAATGCTGGACAGAGATTAATCACATCCAAGGGAGATTTTGACGCTGGAACTTTTGATTCCAGGGCCATGAGTTCTTCCAGGGACTCTGGCTTTATGCAGTCGTCTTATACGACAAGGACGGATACAATCGCCGGGGATTGGGCAGGCGGGACGTTTGATGGGGTAAGCACCACTAGCGTAAGCGGGTCGATGGTGCTTACGCAGAGTTCTTCAGGATCATTCATAAATGCTGGGTGCGAGCAATGTACCGGCGCGTCGTCGTCAGATATAAACTGGTCATCAAAGTCATTTAACGGCATAGACACAAATTCTCCAATGTATGGTAGCTATATGTGGAGAGATACCGGAGGTTCCTGTGGGACAGAATACTTGGTTCAAATACTTGACACTAACCAAAATATACTAAAAACATATTCGCAAACAATTACGGATGGGAAAACAGCCACCGCCCTGGATGTGGATGTCTCAACTGTTGCGGAGGCAATGGTGCGTCTTAGGGTTTATTGGGAATCCGGCGGCGCAGAGAACATTTCGGTGCCATTTATCCGCCAACAAACCATAAAGTTTAAATCAAAGGACGGACCTGGCGCTGGATGCGATTTAGTTTGGGATGTTGATGAGGCAAGTCATACTCTTGTTGGAACATATACGTCTCAAATTTTTGATACCGCAATCAGTACACCTATATGGGGAACATGGGAAACAAGCATAACGAGCGCTGCATTAACTACGGCCACCGGGACAGTAACGGTTCAGGTTAGAGTATCAACGGCCGGCGATGGCGGTGGATTTGATGCCTATGCAACGCCAACAATAGGCGCTGAATTAGCGAATGCTCAGAAACGATACATCCAATATCAAACCAGATTTGAAGTTGTCAGAACGACAAATACGCCGGGACGACTAAACGCCGCCGAATGGGCCGCTGCCTCTACGGGGACATGGACATCGGCGGAGCTTTTCTTAAGCAACAATATATCCGCCGGCGGATGGGGATTATTCCAGGCAGTTGAAACGGAATCCGGGTCGGAGGCGTTGGTATCCTATGCAATCAGAGTAGCCACTTATTCTGGCGGGACAGCCAGTGCGGCATGGGCCGTGCAAACAAACAATGCCGCCATAACCCTGTCAACTGGAGCCTATATCCAGGTCAGGTCAACCCATACCGTAGGCGTCGCCACAGAAACGGCTAAACTGGATTCAATCACGCTAAACTGGAACGAGGGTGCCCAAGCCGTATCCGCCACGATGGAAGTGTTTAATGGCCGGTTACATTATGGAGCGCAGTCTTTAAACGGATCACGCAACGACACAATATACGTGCTGGATCAGAACGGGGCATGGACTAAGTGGACTGGGGTTAGGCCCAGGCATCTAAGTGTAGTCAATCAAAACTTCGTAATGGCAGATTCATCTACTACGTCAGCCGGCTTCATTATGAAACTTTATACTGGAGAATCTGATAATGGTGGAGTATTCCAGGCCATCTATGACTCCAAGGATTTTACACTAGGCTCAATGGAGAGGATTAAATCCATTGAGCGCGTGTACGTTATCCACAAATCAAGCAACACCACGCTTACTGTTACGCCGGCGGTTGACGCCGGATTAAGGAGCCAGAGCTATAGCATTAATCTATCTACGGGAGCGCCCTTTGGCATAAGACCCATTGTCCTACATCCTCCACAAAACGGCAACTCAGTAAGGATAAGATTTACGAACACGGCGGCGGACAAGCCGTGGGAGATCATTGGTTACGGCATCTATTATCGTGACATTGGTCTAATGCCATGATGTTTATACTTTTATATACACTAACGAAATCGGCTTACGGAGAGACTCAGATATTGCCGGTAGAGGATATGACAAAGCCGGGGGCGCAGCAGGTCTTGCAACAGGACTTGGATTCTAAGTTTGGTGTTTCGGGCGGCACCGTAACCGGCCAGGTTACGCTATCCTCTAATACCCATTTCGCCAGCTACACTACGATGGCGTCTACCCTTACGATAACAAACGGCGGGCTTAATATCGTAACTGCTAATCAAGGAATCACGTTCAATGATGGAACGCGGCAATATACGGCTGTATCTGTGCCGGCTGGGATAAGTCCGGGGCCAATGATATTGGTTTCTAGTGGAAGTTTTACGAATGTCACCGTAGCCACAGTTAGCCTGCCGTCTGCTTATTCTTCCTTTATGGTCGTTGGGCGTTTGCAAAATACTAACGCGGCGGCAAGATCGCTTTTAGCTAGACTTGGAGGCGACACGGCAAGTCAATATATATGGTCATTGCTTAATTTGTACGTTTCTGCCACACAAGTTACCGGATGCAACCCCGGCAACTCAATGAACATATCAGACACAACAAGCAATACAAATAGGGTGGCAATTTCAACGTGGACAATGGTTACGGCTAGAATCGAGGTTCCGGCCGCAGGAATTCTCTTGTATGACATAACGCTAAATTCAATGGCAAACGACATATCCACGCCAGATAGCGTCCACACGCAGGGCAGGTATTCAGGGCCGACGCCGACGGACATGCAATTTTGGATGGGAACCGTTACTTCATGCACCGCATCAACGCAATCAGCAACGTCAACCAGTGGGGTATTATATGTTTATGCTTGGCCTGGATAGGAGAACTTATGGCAATATCAGATGAATTCCAATTACCGGCTTCAGCGCAGGCGGATTTACCGCCTGAATTAAGTCAAGATTTTTTTAGTACGCTGGATGAGTCTTTTAGGACGCAGGAGAAGCGATCCTTAGAGAGATTACTGGAGGAACAAGAATCTAGGGGATTATTGCACTCCGGCGAAACGCAGAAGGGCATTATGGAGCAGGTTCTTGGCCCAAGCCTACAACGCCGGCGGGAGGCGCTTTTGCCTATCGCCATGGAGGGGGCAAAGACTACTGGTGCGAGGCGCTTTCAGCGAGAGGGAGAGTCCCAGGGCTTTGAGCGCCAGCGGCAATTTGCGGCGGAGGAACAAGAGCGCCAATTAGCTAGGATGGAAAGGCAGCGGCAAATACAGGAGAGCATTATGCGGCTCGCTGATTGGCTCGGGGAAGCGGCTCCTTCCGGTGATTTATTCAGCAAAACTTTGACTCAAGGGTTTGCCCAACAGATACCCGGAATGTTGCTTGGTGGCGGCAAGAAGGTTATAGGTGGATGGGGGAGTCCGGGTGGGGTGCAATAATGGCCGAAGAAGAAAGGCAACCAAAAGTTAGGCGAGAAGGGGCCATAAAGACAGGGCTCCGTAGATTTGCCGCCGGGGTAGCTGGAACCGCTGGCCCGGACGTGGAAAGACAATTAGATATGCCAGGAGCCGGGGCCTTAACGATGGATGAGCTTAATGCCGTCTTGAATTCAGAACAAAAAGCGGAAAGACCGGCGTTTGGCCGTGGAGCCATAGACGATCAAGAAAAAGACTTGATTGAATTATCCAAAGTCCTTGGCGGGGATCAAGGACTATTCCTACGAAGCCGGGCTCCGTCTATGTATGAAAGCCTTGTCCAAATGGGCGAGGGCTTGGCCCAAAACATAAAAAAGCAAAGAAAATTCGTGTCGCCTGAAGTCCCGTCTCAACAACCAAAAAAGAAAGCCGAGTTTAAATCCAAGGAAGATGTGGCCAAGGCAATCTCCTCTGGATCCATTAGTAAAGATCAGGGCATTAAAATTCTTAGAGAGAAATTTGGAATGAAATAAATGCCAGAAGAAACGGCAGAAGATTTTTTAAATAAATCCTTAAATCAAGATAAAGGCGAACCACAATCTGCTGAGGATTTTTTAAATAGGGCAACTGAAAAAAAATCTTCCCAAGAAACAGCGGAATCATTCATAGATAAGGCTCTATCTACTGGACTTAAGTTTTTAGAGCCGATACCTCAAGCAAAAGAACTATTAATGGAGGCGGCAGGGGCTATCGAAGATTCCAGTGCGTTCTCAATTAAAAGGCCGGAATCAACGTCTCCAGTTCAAGCGGCTGTTGAGGCTGCGAGGGCAGTTATAAATATGGCCTCTGCCCCAGTAGAACCATTGACTCGCCCTGGAGGGCCATTCCAACCAACAAAAGTCGCGGAGGCTATCGCGCCATCTCCGCTTGATGTGGCATTGACAGCGTTGCCGGGAGCGTCTTTTTTGGCAGGGAAGATGCTTAGGCCCACAGGGAAGGCTTCTGTGTTGGCGGCGGAATCCGCAGTAAAAACGGTAGAAGCGCCGGTCAGTGCAACGGCCAGGTTAGAGGCCGCTGCGACTAAGGTCCAAAAACAAGCTGATATCTTGATAGAAAAAGACCCCATAAAACGGCTCATCCTGCCAGAGCCGGTGCCGCAATCGCCCTTGCCAAAAATGGCGGTTAATATAAATCTTGAGAAAATCAACACTACGGCAGATGTTAAGCAATTCATTTCAGATATAGCCGCAAGTAACCGCGTCGTTATTGACGAGGCCAAGCGCGGCGTTATAACAAATAAACAGACTTTGCAACTTGCGAATGATTTAGGATTAAAGGCTGAAGATGTTTTAAAAAGGTTGCCAGGAGATATTTCAAATGCCGAGGGCATAACTGCGGCAAGGCAGGTTTTGGCTCAATCGGCGGAAAGAACTTTAGAGATTATACAGGCCACGGCACAAGGGCGTAGGAGCGTCATGGACGCCGCCGATGCTCTAAGACAACACATATTAATTCAATCTAAAACTGGTGGACTCGTATCGGAAGTTGGGCGCGCCTTACAGTCATCTAATATCGTTGTTGGCGGCAATAAAGAAAAAGCGATTAAGGCATTTATGAATGCCCTCGGTGGCAAGGAAATAACGGAAGAAATAATAGGAAGATTGGCGAAATTATACCCGCTTAACCCTAGGGAATTTAACATTGCCTTAAGGGGGATAGCCGAGGGGACTACTAGAGAAAAAATCTTTGAGGGCTGGATATCCGGCCTTTTATCAAATCCAAAAACTCACGAATTCAATGTCCTGTCAAATACTTTGGCCGCTGGCCTGGGCCCAATTGAAAAAGGACTAGCCGGCGGAATTGACTTTCTACGAGCATCTATTACCGGATCACCAAAAGAAAGATTCATAGGAGAAGCGGCAAAAGATATATCCGGTATAGCGCATGGCATTCCAGAGGGATTCCTTAAGGCATTACGCACATTTAAAGACGAGATATCTGAATTTTCAGAACATGCTACAAAGATAGATTCCAAGCCTCGCCAGGCGCTAGGTGGCGCTGTTGGGAAGGCTATTAGAACGCCACTGCGGCTTCTTGCTGCCGCTGATGAATTCTTTAAAATAATAAATTTTAGCGGCTCTAAGTCGGCTTTTGCTTATCAGGATGCCGCAAAGGCCGGGCTTAAGGGAGAGGCCAGATTATTGGGCATGGCTGAAAATCTAGCACATCCATCCAAAAACCTTTTATCCAGAGCATCACATGAAGCTGAGTATAGGACATTCACTAAAAAGGGCGGGCCGGCCACGGACGCCATGATGCGTCTCCGGCGGACGATCCCTGGCCTTGAATTTATAGTCCCTTTTATTACAACTCCTGTGAATATCGCCAAATTTGGAATTGAAAGAACCCCATTGAATCTTTTAATAAGAACTCCCTTTAGAATAGGAAAGGGCGCTATTGCAGGTGGCGAAATATCGGATGAACTTGCCAAGGGGACAATCGGAATGCTTGCGGCCGGATATGCGGCTCAACAGTACGGGCAAGGCAATCTTACTGGCGGGGGACCTAAAAATCCAGGCCAAAGAAATGTTTTATTTACTTCTGGATGGCGCCCATATAGCGTTAAGGTCGGAAATAAGTATGTCAGCTACGCTAGACTTGAGCCGATGGCAATGACGATGGGATTAACCGCCGACGTAATGGAAATGTCAGGCATGCTTGATAAATCAGACATGGTATCTAAACTAGGATTGGCCTTTGCTCAAAACATAGTCAATAAGACATTTACTCGGGGACTCTCAGATATGTTAAATGCCATAAGTAGGCCAGAATTATATGGGGAGGGATGGGTTAAATCAATTTCATCTACTGCTATTCCAATGACGGGGGCGATGGGGGCCATCACTGGGGTTATTGATCCCACAATGCGTCGGCCGCAATCTATCCCTGACGCCCTGAAGGCTCGTATCCCAGGCCTATCCCAAGACGTTATTGCCTTAAGAGATATCTGGGGCAAGCCGGTCATTATTGAAGGTGGCCCCATTCGGCGCGGCCTTGCATCAAATATTATGCATTCAATACCAGATGATTTCAGCACCAATGAAATGGCAAGGCTTAAAATATCAATCCCACATGTAAGCTCAAAAATAGTAGGTGTTGAAATAACGGACAAGGAATTAGATAGGTATGCCGAAGTTTCTGGAGCATTTGCAAAACAATTCATAGATGAGGCTACGGGGTCACCCGGATGGTCTGAAATTCCTGATTGGAAAAAAGAAGAACTGATAATGGATAGGTATGGTAAAGCAAGGGACATAGCAAGAAAAGAACTATTTGGTGATTTTAAAGAAAAACAAAAAAAATTCAGGGTGCGACAATGAAAATCCCTCAATGGATACAATGGACAATAGGTATAGTCTTTTGCGCTGGCGTTGTTTACGCACAAGTTCACGGATTGCCGGATCGCGTCAATATCGTAGAGCAAAAGGTATCAGCAGTAGAAGCCAACGTAACCTATATTCGGCAAGACGTTCAATGGATTAGGGAGCATATTGATTCAAGGCGATCGAGATAATGCCGTGGATGAGAAAGCTCAAAAGCTTAAGCGTATTTGTGACGCCATCGTAAAAGATGAATCATTATGGCCCAAAAAGGGAGCCACCTTCTGCAACTTTGGATTGAATCTTATATGCCAGCACATGGAATACACTGGATTTTCTGACATGGTGGCTAACGAAATATACGATAAGTGCGTTAAAGTACACGCTGAAATATCGGCCTCTTGGGCCGAGGAATATGCCAAGAGTGGAGAATTGGCTATCGCAGCCCAGCGCGGCGATCCGCACGGTCATTGCGCTGTCATTTATCCAGATGATGGGGTATTCTCTGGCAAGTGGCGTATGCAGGTGCCGTTGTGCGCTAACATAGGAATTACATGCGGCGTTATGGGGGCGAATTACGCCTTTAAAACACCGCCTAAATACTTTGCGATTAAAGCTTAGTGATTATGACAAATACAACACTTCAGTTAAGGGGCTGTTTCGCCGGCATGTTTACAATGCTAGGATACGTGGCATATCATCCCGGTTATCCAAAAAACAGTTTGCCGAATTCTATCAAAAGCCATGTTATTATTGCGGCTACAAAATTATTCTTATCGGCCTTGATAGGATTGATAATCGCAAGGGGTATGTCGCTAATAACGTGGTTTCGTGTTGTAGGTGGTGTAATAATGGGAAGTCTCAACTTCGCTTAGAGGATTGGATAAATCTATGCCGGAGCGTGGTCCGTATCCACGGCGCATAAACTGGCTGGATGTGTGGCGCAAAGGCGGTATCTTCCTGTCTTGGACATGGAAGATAAATTGGACTGGATATAGGAGGGAAGATGATCGGGAAGATTCTGGAAAAGCTGTTGCCTTTGGAAAGAATGATTGCCCTTGCCCTAAAGATTGGGCTTCTAAAAAAGCCCCTGGAATTGGCGGCGAAGGGATATAGGAAGGCTCAAGGTGTCAGAACACAAGCCAGCCTCGCTTTGGCGGGCGCGGTTGCGCTTGGCGCTGCTATGGGCGTTATCCCGTGGGATCAAGCTCATGGTCTTATTCTGTCTTTGGTTGGAGCAGCGATACCGACGGCCTTAGAGAAAGTTGAGCGTGTTCTAGGGATTGTTGAAAAAGCCCACGCAGAGGTTGCCAAAGAGGCGGAGCAACCGAACAAATGACGGATGGAGAAAGGCTATTCGTGGCTAGAGTTCGGTCATCTTTTCTTACAATGCTCAGTAATATGTCAGAACCGGAGAGATTTCGGTCAGTAATGGATAAATTTACCGATGATTACGACGCCAGAATGAGCTTGCGAGAAACTAAGCTGGAGCGCCTTGCTCGTTCTCGGAAATTGAATCGTCACAAACGCAATCCTTGAGCCCGCAATCCTCGCAGTAGTATTCTGGAGGGTCGTCGGAATTGCTCATCCATGCTCGCCTCCATATCTCTGTATTCATCCAGCGGATACGCCGCTTGCGTTCTTCGTCAGATTCTTCTTCGCGTTCTCTCATAATTTCTCATTGAGTTTATTTCTGGATCGTTTGATTCCTTATACAACTCAGGGCTATTATTGATCTCGGCGGAAACCTCACTAAGAGATTCCATTAGCCTACGTATCTCGCGGGCGCTCAATCCAAGGCCAATAGCCTTGGCATGAACGGCCAGCTTGCACCTATTTACTATTGGGTTTTCCACCAACCACCGCCGATTCTTCCTTGGCAAATCCCCACGCGAGCTTAACCTGCGGGTCCTGTGCGCCCTCTGCCTTAGAACTTCGACAGATAACGCAGGATAGATTTCCGGCATCCGCGTCTTTTAGCCATACGTGGTTACACCATAATGAGATTTTCATTCAATCATCCTCCTTATACCGCGTAAAATACCTATCAACGTATCTTTGGCTACTTCCTGGAACGGTAGGTTCAAGTACATTATAACACTTATTGCAGATTGTCCTTTCAAATCCGCACCAATCAATTTTTTTGTTGCATTTAATGCAAATACTTGTACGTTCGCCTACAATACGTCTGCGTCCGGCCTTTCCCCCGGATGCATAATCCAAATGTGTTCGCTCCATTCGCCGTCTTTGCATAGCTTATAGCTCCTAATGCCATTGCGAATGCCGGATTGGTCCGTCCATACCTGTACTTTTTGAGAGTCAAGATTCCATTTAATTGCCTCACATTTCTTGCGCCTAGATGAAGTATCGCCCTTGGTGCATTGCAGAAATAGAGTATATGGCTTATGCTGATGCACTCCTATGAGGTCGGCGCAGCCGAAGAAGTCATTGGGACTCGATACGGCTCTGCCCGGGCCTATAAATTTTACTGCCGCCCGCGCTCTGTCTGTGGTAAATCCAATGCCTGAAAGATACTCCTGTATCTTCTTTTCAAACGCAAGACCCTTAGACCGGTTGCTCATGGGCCACTTTTCTAATATGCTCCTGCTTCATTAATCTTGATAGCTCTTTAGCGGCCAAGAACGCCTCCTGGCTTACCTTAATATCTGGTACGATTGATTCCTCTACCCCGTAAGGCAGTTCCTTTATTAACCTGACGATCATTAACTTAGATGCCTTAATGCCGTATTGTTCCTTTAAGGCAAGGCTATAGCCGGCCACTTGCAATCCCATCGTATCCCATGCCCCCCGGGCGCTTTTCCAATCAACTAATACAATATCCTTCCCGATCTTCCCTATTGCATCTAACTTGCCTCCGTAGCCATGCTTTATGGACGCAACCGGAGTATCTCCCGATACAAACTCTATCCTATTATTTGCTTTCCAATTCATAAATTCATTAAGACATGGAGATATATCCTCGTCTATTACTGGCTTTACTCCAAGAATAATAGAATCAATAGCTGAATGTAAGCGCGTACCAAAATTAGATGCCGTATCCAGTATCTTCTTAGGGCGCATCCGCGCTTTCTTAATTACGCCATCAATCCATTCTTGTGTTACGGTTACCGGTGAGTTCTGGAATTCTTTAAGGCTATTGGCTACTGAATTAAGGGCTTCTTTCTTAGCCCATCCCATCAGGCGTTGAGTTTTATCGCCGCCGATAATGTCTAAGATTCCGGTTACTCCGGGATAGGTTTCTTGGCTTCCGTCTTTTTTGGTTACTTGATAGAAATGCTTATTGTCTTTTTCGATTAACCTTACTTGATACTTGGGCTTAGGAAGCACGTTAAAACGAGACTTCTTCCTCTACGGCCTCGGATTCTTCGGCGTAACTTTCCTCAACCTTTTCTTTCTTTGGTTGTGGTTTGGGCTTGGCCGCTTCGGCCGGAGCGTGCAGGAAAAGCCTAATGTTTTGCAGGAGCTGCATAAGGGTTGCTCCCGCCACGGCCACGATCCTTTGCGTGTCCTTTTCAATGCCCTTGTCAATGACGGCCTTTGTTATCTCAGCGGCGGCGTTAACACAGGAGGATATGTACATCCCGGCATTATCCTGTGTTGCGTGTTGTCCATTGCGCGCAACAGCCGCGTTTTGGACAACATTAGACACTTTCTTAATCTCAGCCACATTTGTGTACTTACCCTTCGCCGTTACCTTTTGGGTGAATGTAACCGCATAGGTGCCAGGGCCATCTACGTTAGCCATTAGGTCGCCAAAGACGTTGTAGTATTTACCGTCGGCCAAGGTGAGCTTTAGATACTCACCCTTGGCGCCCTCTACGGTTGCAACTTCTGATACGGCTATTTGTGGCATTTCTTCCTCCTAGATTTAAAGGGGCCGGCGGCTATGCCAACGGGATGGAAGGTAGGGAACCACCGGCCCGAAATCTCATTACCCGTTGACATTGGCTTATTATATCTCATATACACACATTTTTCAATACCAATATCTTCTATCAAAAACCAACATTAACAGATTAACGGTAAGCGTGTAACGCCACCATGTCGTCCTCCTGCCAATTCTTTTACTTTTTTTACTGCTTGATGTAACGACATTCCTTGTTCATACATCCAGCCGACAGCCGCCAGAGTCATTTCCATTTCTTCAGTCATTTTTCCCTCATGATCTTCACTATGGAAACAATGAGAAAAATGGCGATAAGGGTCAAAGAAATCACGACACACGCTAGAAAAGGCATAACTATTTTTTGTACCTCCTCCTCCACTTAGCGTCCTTTTCAACAAAAATCATGCCCCATAACTGTTCGCAGATTTCGTCAATATCGTCGAAGTCGCGGCCATCGGCACCATGCCTTGGCCAGAGAATGGCGGCAGGACATTGATAGGTTTTATGTGTTGGTTTCATTTGTCAGGAATACGCGCTCCTTTTTCTAACAACAATGCTGCCATTGCTTTTTGCCAATAATCCTCCATTTTCTTGACACAAAACGCGCACCAAGCACAAACATTATCGGTATTATGATGCTCGCCGCATTTTGAACAGTCATACCCTCCTGCTACTTCCTTCTTTGGCATTTACCGCACCTTCCCCAGGAGATCAATCCTGATCTTCCGGGTAATGAGATAATTGCAAGATTGCCCGCCAGGGGTGGAAGTGAATCCCAGTCGGGGGGTTGGGATCGCCTTCCTCGGCCTCATCGTGGACTATTATGCCGTGATCGGTGAATTTTACAAATTCCGCGTATTCACAATCACCGCCGGAGGGCTCAAAGAATATCCGTATTATCTGACCTGGCTTAAACTCTTTGGCTGGTTTTTTCATTTTATCTCCTTGATCGTATCCAACATCATCTTAGCCAACTTGACAGCTCCATCCTCCCGCCAGTGCTTGAGTTTTGTTCCGTCGTCAACCGTATAATCGCATAAATGCCTTTCGCCACATGGGCATGGCGTTGCGTTGGCGGCTCTTGTCGCCTTTTTTCACTCGCCCGGAGCAGGGCTAAGTCCGCAAATTTTTTCATAGCTCCAACCCGCTGTCAGAGATAATATCATGTAGCTTGGATCGGATGGTTGTTATGTCGAGCTTGTTTCTATTCTCGTATTTGGACTCCTCGTGCCTAAGCCACTTCTCCAGCTCGCTGACGATTTGTTTCCAGTCAGCGCCGAACAAAGCATTAAAATGAGCCTCTTGGTCCTCTGGCAAGTTAAACTCTAAGATGGCTTTTGGCATTGGCAGTCTCCTGGGCAATTTATAAACCCCTTCACGATACCTCTAAAAAGCGTATGCTTACATTTTCTGCAAAACTGATACGGCGTTGACTCAGCTACGAACATTTCCCATTTATGTAGGCAGATCATATCCATCGCGGCGGCATATGCCCCTTCCCATCGCATCCTGGGCATAGAATCTTGATGCCGTCATTGCGAACCTGTATTCTTGTCCCATAACAACAGGGGCAAAGCTCGCCGGTGTTTATTCCTTGGTTATCGGTCATGATATTCCCATGCGTCCCGTGCGGCCCGTGCGGCCAGTGCGCCCCGTGCGGCCCATGTGTCCCAGGCGTCCCATGATGCCCGTGCGGCCCGTGCGGCCCATGCGTCCCGTGCGGCCCATGCCGCCCGCACAATCTCGTTATCTGTCATGATACTCCCATTCTTTTGCCGCCTCCAGCTACTTTTCTATCCCTCATCCCCAAATATCAACACCGACAATCCAAAAATGACTAGCCCAAGAAATGCGCGCACTCTTGTCCAGAAGTTCATCTGTCAATCCTGTATTTTCCTGCACTTAGAACAAATGGCTTCGCCTCTGTCATAAAACCACGGCCCTCCACCCCATTCACGACAACGCCAGCATTTTGATTTAACACCAATCCACGGGTCCGTAATTAATTTTAACAGCATAATTAATTTACGGTACATTCCGCCATATCCGCGCATAAGTAGGCTATCTTGGTAACAAGCGACCTCGCTATAACGGGATTGTGTTCTATAGGACTGAATCCTTTTATACCCGATAGCGCCGCCCTAATCATTAAGCGCGCCTCATCTTCAGTAAGCTCCATTTCCACCGCCTCGATGTTGTTCGTCATGTTGTTTTATACCCCCTCTGGTATATTTTTTTTCTCTGGCGCAACAAGCGGGCAGTCCGGGTACACTCTCTTGATTGCGTTTTTTGCCAGGTGTTGCGGGTGCCTGATACCTGCCGCCCAGGCATACACCGCGCCGGCACTGACATCCACCGTCCGTGCGAATCCCTCATATGTCAACTTATTATCGTTCAACCATTTTGCGAATGGCGTACCCTGCTCTGATTGCGTCATTGTTTATCTCCCATTGGCACTGTATTTTTGCATACCGCGCCATTATTGTCAAGTGATTTTACGATCCTTGCGACATGCGACTTGCTGATCCCGGTATCTGCCGCAATAGCCCGACCGGAGAATCCTTCTAGCCGTAATGATTCTATCTTCGCCATAATCTCAGGCTTGATCCCAACCGGGCGCCCCAACTTTAGGCCCTGTGCTTTCAACCGTTCCAACGCGGCCGCGACCCTCTCGCGCCGGCAATCCAATTCAAACTCAGCCATAGCCGCGATAATCCCAAACATAAGTTTCCCGGTGGCCGTGCTTGTGTCTATATTTTCTTGGTAGCTGATAAACTCTACTCCTAAACTTTTCATTTCCTGTAATGCAATCACAAGATGGATAATTGACCTCGCGAATCTATCAAACTTCCATACCAATACTCCATCTATTTTTCTTTTGCGGACATCGTCCATTAACTTATCTAGTTCTGGCCGCTTATCTTTTGTGCCGGAGACGCCGGACTCAATGTACTCTTTGGTTATCGTCCACTGTTTTGCGTTTGCGTATCTACGCAAATCAATTAATTGGTTCTCGCAGTGCTGGTCTTTGGTGGATACTCTACAGTATATGGCTATGTTCATTTTATGCCTCCATTTTTTTTACACACCAAAAACTTCTGCACCTATCATCCTTGCGCCCGCTAAACCCGCCGAGATAATAGCATTGAGTTTTCTGCCTGTGCATAACACCGTCTGGCCCCGGCCCAAACTTTGGGGCGCGATTGATAGATGGTCCGTTACACGTTGGGCATATTAGTGTTTTAGCCATTGTGTGCCTCCAGGTTTTCATCGCTCCATATCTGCACATGGATACTTACCCAATCCTCGCGTATTGCTTCGTCGTCGGATATGTCCCAACATGGACAATCTTGTCCGTCTGCAAGCTCGTGGATAATCTCAAGCTCGGTTCGAGTGTTCATCAGTCCTCGGTAACTATTTCTCTTTTTGCTTTACCCAAAAACCATCCTATCCGGGTGCATTCTTTTGTCCTGCGCCCGAATGGGTCCATTTTTTTTGCTTTTCTTAGCGCGCTTTTTGGGAATCTCGCCCTAATTTTCCAGTCGCTACCGTCTTTTAGCGTAACAAAGTAATTTTTCATTTGTCTCTCCCCTCGGCCTTGGTGATGGCGGCGGTTAACATACGATAGGCCCTGTCACCTGTTGAGCTCGGCTCCAACAGGGCTAAATACCTTTCGGCCGCTTTCGCCGCATCAAGCAGTTCCGGCGCGGCGGCGATCAGTTTGGCGTTAGCCTCAACATTTCCTCCAATGCCATCTTGCGCATAGACAACTACCTCCCAGCAGCCCGCAACGATGGCCGGACCGGTTTTAGTTTGTA